GCCCCCATTTAATATTAAATCCGTTACAAATGTTAACTATGTTCACAATAATTATAAATAATAAACCGGTAAAAAGGTACTCCCTATCATTACCTGATGAGGGTTATGGAAATCTCGCTTCTTGGGTAGTTAGTTCGTTTGTGGGTTGGTTGATTGTATGACTAACTACGGGGACGTTTTAAATCAATTAGTTTCCTATGGGCTAAAGGTTGATCATCTTGAGCTAGGCCGCTTGGTTCGTTGCTCGGTTGATGGCGATAGACAAAAACGCGGTTGGTATGCATTGCACGAGTTGCCGCGAACTGGAAAAGAGTCTGTCATTGTTGGCACGTATGGAATCTGGGCTGGTGATGATAACGGATTGATGAAAGTTGAGCTAGATAAGGATGATCAGCTGACTAAAGAGCAAACGGCGGCTATTCGAAAACGGGTCGCTGAGGACAAAAAGCTTGCAGAATCTGAACGAAAGAGAAGAGCTGCAGCGGCGGCTAGTCGGGCTAGTAAAGCCTGGCACAATGGATCTCTGGACGGCCATATTGATTATTTTGATAAAAAAAATATTCAATCGCATGGGTTGCGTTATACAAAACGCGGGGCGGCTATGGTTCCGATGCTTGATGTATTGGGGCAGGTATGCGGCCTGCAATTTATCCTAGACAGTCAAAAACATAAAGACGATATAAAAAAGCATGGGCGAAATAAACATTATTGGCCCCCTGGGTTAAGCAAGAATGGACATTTTCATCTGATCGGTGGAGTGCCGGTTGATGTGATCCTAATAACAGAGGGTTACGCAACAGGCGCAACACTTTATGAGGCAACAGGATTGCCAGTTGTCGTTGCGTTTGATGCAAATAATCTGCTTCCTGTTGGCGAGGCCATTACAAAACATTATAGAAATATAAAAATAATATTCTGTGCTGATGATGATGCGTTTAGCAAGTGCAAAATTTGTGGAAAATCAGTTAATGTAAATGATTCTGCTATTTGTCCGCACTGCAGTGAGTTACATAAAAAGAAAAACACAGGTGTAGAAACAGCAAGCCTGGCTGCTATGCAGTTGGGAGGGTATCACGTAAAGCCCAGATTTTCTGATGAAGCAGCAAGATTTGAGCATTACAGTAAAAACAAAGGAAAATTAACCGACTTTAATGACCTGCATTTGATGGACGGCCTTCATACGGTTAGAACTCAGATAGAGGCGGCTATTGAAAGTTTTGGATTTAGGCGGAATGTAGCGAAAAACGCGGGTAATGATAAAAGGGGGGGCGGGGAAAACGAAACATTAGCCCCTATTTCATGTCCTGAGGAGTTATTAGACCGATTTTATTTGGTGTACGGAAAGGGTGGGATGGTGTTTGATCAACAAGAGCATATGTTGATGACATTATCTGATATGCGGGATGCGTGCCAGTCACGGGAGACGCACCGACGATGGCATGAATCACCGAGCAGAACAATAGTTAGGCCGGAAAATGTTGGTTTTGATCCTGCAGGAGAAGATAAAAAAATAATATGCAATCTTTGGTCGGGATGGCCGACGCACCCAGCAAAGGGAAGCTGTGAGCGGTCATTAGAATTACTAGAATATATGTGTAGCTCAAATGATGTTGGAAGGGATATGTATAGCTGGATTTTAAAATGGTTGGCTTATCCTATACAGAACCCAGGGGCAAAAATGAAAAGCACAGTTGTTATTCATGGCCCACAGGGAACAGGGAAAAACCTGTTTTTTGAAATTGTTATGGCTATTTACGGGCGTTATGGCAGAACAATAGATCAGTCAGCCATCGAAGATAAATTCAACGACTGGGCCAGCGGTAAGTTGTTTTTGATTGCAGATGAGGTTGTCGCAAGGTCGGATTTATATCATGTAAAAAATAAACTAAAAGCTTTTATAACTGGCGATTGGATACGGATTAATCCCAAAAACATGGCCGCGTATGAAGAGCGAAACCATGTAAACCTGGTGTTTTTATCAAACGAGAGAATGCCTGTGGTACTCGAGGAGGACGATAGGCGACATGCTGTTATATGGACACCCGCAAAATTAAGTGAAGATTATTATAAAGAGGTTGCCGACGAAATAAACAACGGAGGCATCGAAGCGCTGCACGAACTTTTTTTAAATTTACCTATGGATGGTTTTAACCCGCATTCAAAACCCCCCATGACCCAGGCCAAAAAAGACCTTATAGAGCTAGGTAAGGACAACATTTTAAGATTTTATCAGGAATGGAATCTAGGAGAACTAGATGGGGTGGTTGTTACGCCCGTGCTATCAGGTGATCTATACGAGCTATACAAATGCTGGACAAACAAGCAGGGCGTAAGAGCCGCACCGATGAACAAAGCGATAGACGCGATCTCGAAACGTCCAGGCGTTAAAAAGAGTAGAAAGAGATATATCAGCGGCAGTAGGCAAAACAATCCAAAAACATTTCTATATCCACCAAACAGCATAGAAATGAATCCAGGAAATTCAGAAGGCGGATGGTTAGGACAATGTGTTAATGATTTCAGAGAATCAATAAATGATTATAAAGACAACTATTAACAAAAATAACCTAAAAGTTAAAATTCTAACGCTGTTACAGATGAGATTGTGCAGGGTGTGCAGGGTACTGTGCAGGGTGCTGTGCAGGGTCTTAGGCTACATGTGCCTTGCCCTGTGCAGGGTGTGCAGGGTTTCTCTCTATGTGTGCGTGCGTACAAAAACAATAGAACTCTATAGGTGTAATGTATCTCGCGCGTATATACCCCCCCTGCACACCCTGCACACACTGCACAGGCCGCGTATATCAATGGGTGTAGGTGTGCAGGGTACAAAATCACACATTGCACACACTGCACAGGCCGCGCCTCGCGCGGGTGCGACTGTATTTATTAACTATTGATTAAAAAAATGAAGAAAGAGATTGTTTGTGGAAGAGAAAATATAAACGAATTTAGGGGCGCTTTAAAAGAGCGCTTTCCTGATTTTTTTCTACTGGTTAAAGAGCTTTACAAAGCTGGGCTAATAGAGGGGCTTAGGGGCGCAAAAATAACAACCATAGGCCACAGTAGCAAAGAATTAGAAAACGGCCCTCAAATCGCAAAAAAGGAACACAATGAATAAATACATGGCACACGGCTACCTGGCTGCAGATCCAGATATTAGATATTTCTCCGATGGCACAGCAAACACAAGTTTTGCGCTGGGTGTAACAAAAAAATGGAAAGACAAGGAAACCCAGATGATAAAAGAAAAAACAGAGTGGCCCCGGTTTTTTACCACAGGCAAACAGGCGGAAATAATTGCTCAGTATTTAAAAAAGGGCAGTGAACTGATTATTACCGATAGTGAGCTGCGCCAGCGTAGCTATAACAACAAAGACGGGCTAAAAGTTTATGTTAGTGAGTTTTTTATTAATATGCGTGGTTTTGAATTTTGTGGCAAAGGTGTCAGCAATACAGCACAGCAGCCTCATCAATCAACATCAACAGCGAACGAACCGCCACAGCCGCAAGCTTATGACGACGATTTGCCGTTTTGAAGGCAAATTAAAGGAAAAACATGATGCAATCAGTTAATCAAACGCAATTTGCAACGGAAATAGGACGGTCAAAAGCGTATGTTAGCAAATTAAAACAGCAGGGACGGCTAGTGTTTGATGAAACTGGGAAAGTAAAGGTGCAAGAAAGCAAAGCTTTGATAAGTCAGACAGGCTCACCCGAGAAGCAAGCGGTTGTTGATCGTAACGCTCAGGAACGCGAAGCGAATCAGCAAGAGCCACAAATGGATGATATGGCGGTAAAGGCTGGCAGTGCCTATCATCAGGCCAGAGCCATGAAAGAAAAATATGCGGCTATGCAGGCAAAAATATCGTATGAAAAAGAAATTGGGGAATTATTACGCATAGATGATGTACGCAGCGCGGTAATGGATAGTGACACAATTGTTAGAAACAGGCTGGAAACATTACCCGACAAACTGGCACCGCTGCTGGCAACAGAAACAGACGAGCAAAAAATAAGAGCTATGTTAATAGACCATATCGAATACATGTTGATTGATTTATCACAATCTATAAAAAAACTGGAGTTTGTGTAAATGCATTTGACTAACCTGGCTGTACTGGCTATGCTTTCCTTACTTCTGCAAAAAACAGAAGTCGGGTTTGGTCGCTCGGAAATACACGGTGCAGGCTATGCACCTAACCAGGTTCATGGCTTTTTTTATGTCTATCTTGTTATGGTGGGCGTATGGGGAAGCCTTCGGGCTTGCTGGTTCCGTGATCCAGTCGACCAACCTGATACGTCCACCACCCAATGTTTGGTCGCTTTAGGTGGTGGTAATTTAATTACTATCACGGAGGCTATCATGCCTGATTCAAACGTAGCGCACCTGCGCCCAGCAAACAACCAAACGCCCTTCTCTGTTCCTGAAGCAGATAAAGTCAGACCCCTTGAAGAAATTGTTGTAAACCTACCTGAGTTAATAGAAACAGCATTGTCTTATATTATTTCTGATTTCGACTATGAAAATAACATTACCTCAAACACTGCCGTAGCTGTTCGCCTTCTTGCGGTTATAGCGGATCGTATTAACTCTGCTCTGGAGTCTGAAAAATGAACAATTCTATAAAAAACTTTGATTTTAATAATCATGCATTGCGTATTTTAACGGATGAAGATGGAGATATTTGGTTTATTGCGATGGATGTTGCTGGTATTTTGGAATACAGCGATGCCCATAAAATGATAAATAAGCTAGATGTTGATGAAGTCCAAAACCGCCAGATCGGCGGTTTTGGAAATAGAGGTGTGTCCCTGATAAATGAGTCCGGTTTGTACTCAGTCATTTTAACCAGTCAAAAACCAGAAGCCAAAAACTTCAAACGCTGGGTTACGCACGAAGTTTTACCCAGCATCAGAAAATACGGCTATTACGCAAGCGAAAAAACTACAGAAGAAAACCCTGTATTTTCATCCACAACCTTTTCAGCGGATAGATTCAGCCATCCTCAAGCAGTTGCGCCAAATGTCGCCTAATCTGGCGACCGCTTATCTTAATGAATGTGGTGTAACCGATGCTTATGTAAAAGAAAAAGCAGGGGCTTCACTTTTGCCGTTTGTCAGCATGGAAAGCACTGCCATTCAGTTTTACCACGACTGGATTAACAACGATATTGAAGGTATTGCAGTTATTCCTGCCTTGTCTATGGATGTTTATGCACTGTATCAGGTTTGGTGTGCTGATTGCGGCGCGGATGCATTACCATTGAACAGTTTTATTCATCACTTGGTTAGAAAAAGCGAGATTAAATCAAAGCACAAGCGATATGTTGACAAGAACGGAGTTCATTACCAACGACGGGTATTGTTTCCATGTGATCGGCTTGATTATAGTCAAATTGAACTAGGTGAAAGTATTGCACAGTTTTCGCAGAGCTTGATTGATTACAGAAAGCAAATATAGGTAAATAAACGCATGTCCGCCAACGCAGCCAAAATAATACACAGCACTCGTGCTAAGGCCTATGCGCCTCGGCAGCATCTTACCGTTTCTGAATGGTCGGATATCAACCGGATGTTATCAAAAAAAGGCAGTGCTGAGCCTGGCCCGTGGCGGACTGATCGCAACCCGCCATTAAAAGAACCAATGGACTGTTTAAGCAGCAGATCATCCATTAATGACATTGTATTAATGTTCCCTATCCAGTTTGGCAAAACAGAAATTGCTATTAATGTAACGGGTTACAGCATGGAGCATGTCGGCGGCCCTATTATGGTGGCATTGCCGGGTGAGGTGTCAATGAACAAATGGGTTAACCAAAAATTAAACCCGTTGATTGAAGAAACAGCCGCCGTAAAAAACACATTAACCAGTATAAAAAGCCGTGAATCAGCCAATACCCGTTTTTTTAAGGATTTTTTAGGGGGGCAGTTGTACCTAGAGCATGCGGGTAGCGCGTCACGGTTAAAATCAACCAGTGTAAGGACGCTAATCGTTGATGAACTAACAGAATTTGTGGCCAATTTAACAGGTGGTGGTGATCCCGTTGATATGCTGCTAGGTAGAACGTCCGCATTTCCAGCGACCTATAAAAGATTATTTATTTCAACGCCCGGTATACGTGGAATATGCAGAACAGAGCAAATGTATCAAAAAAGCGATAAGCGCCGGTTTTATTTGGAATGTCCACACTGTCAGCACGAACAACATCTGGAATGGGCGGGTTTGCAATGGGGCGCGCATGGAAACGACCCGCGTTATTGCTGCAAGGAGTGTGGGACGCTCGGCACAGAAATAGAATGGAAAGCGAAGATCAGAACAGGCCGATGGATGGCAGAAAGCCAGGATGCAATCATCAGAGGTTACACCATAAATGGTCTTTATTATCAAATTGGCCTCGGCCCCCGCTGGCAAGAGTTAGTCAATCTATGGCTAGAGGCGCAAAACGATCCGGCTCGTTTAAAAACATTTGTAAATGATCGTCTTGCAGAAGCCTGGGAAGATCCAGTCATGAGGGCGGTTAAGATAAACATTGTGTCAGACAGGGCAGAGCCGTATAAATTGCGGGTGGCTCCGGTACAGGTCGCTGCAATAACAGCCGGGGTAGATACCCAGGATAACCGTTTAGCCGTTCATATCGTCGGGTGGGGTAAAGGTTTGGCTGCGTGGTCATTGGATTATGTGGAATTAATGGGTGATCCTGCTGATGCAGCCGTTTGGAATGCGCTTGTAGAACTCCTTAATCAACCTATTGAGCGCGAGGACGGATCATTATTACCCATACAAGCAACCGCGATCGATGCCGGTGGACACAGAACAGAAGCGGTTAAGAATTTTGTAAGATCAAGGCGTATCCGACGACCCCTCGCAATCTTTGGGGCAGTGCCAAACAATGCACCGGTGTTATCCCGCTCAAAAGCGCAGGATGTAAACTGGCGCGGCAGATTAGATAAGAGAGGCGTACATATTCAGCACGTTGGTACAGTCGCCATAAAGCACGTTTTTTACGGGCGTTTATCAACCGATGGCGATAAGGAAAATGACAAACGCCTGCTGCATTTCTCGGAATATTTTGAACCCGCGTTTTTTGTCGGTTTAACGTCAGAAACCTACGACCCAAGAAAAAACAGATTTATAAACCGTCGAGGGGCCAGAAATGAACCACTTGATACTTGGGTGTATGCCTATGCTGCTACGCATCATCAGGAATTACGATTGCATATGTACACTCAGAAAAAATGGGATAAATTATTGCAAAGAAGTGATAAAAAACCCGAACCCGCCATAATCGAAACGACTCCGACTGATCAGGTGGGTGATGATATTTTGCGTAAACAAAGAAAACCAAAACCAAAAAACTTTACAACAGGATGGAAATAAATGATTACTTTACCAAGTTCTATTAATGCAGGTGATACGTTAACAGGTTCAGCGAGTTATGCTGATTATCCCGCTAGTGATGGTTGGGCGTTGACGGTGGCGCTGTTTAATAGCGGCGGAGCGTTTAATTTTAATGCTACAGCAGACGGTGATGATTTCGCGATTAGTGTTGATGCAGTGACCACATCTGCCTGGACGGCGGGGCGCTATGATTACAGCGCGTATGTATCAAAAGGTTTCGAGAGGATTACGGTTCATTCTGGTTGTATGGATATAAACCCTGATCCATCGCTGGGTGTTGCGGCTGATGGTCGCAGCCATGCTCGTAAATTGCTGGATTCAATAGAGGCCATGATTGAGGGCAGAGCATCAGCGGGGGATCTTGATATTCTTGAGGGCCAGTTAAACAGCAGATCATACAAGCGGGAGGGGGATGGTTATTTAATTACCCTCCGTGACAAATATCGGGCTGAGGTGATGGCAGAGGATAGAGCAAACAAAATCGCGAATGGAGAGATAGTTAGCCAATCACTTAAAACACGGTTTTGACCGTGCCAAAAAAACCCAGGTTAAACAAAGGGTATACGTTGATGTTTTTATCTATGGCTCATGGAAATAGAGGCCAGGCTGCAGTATTTGCGGGTGTATCAACCCGCACTTTTTATCGGGCTATGAGTAATAATCAGATAAAAGCGCCACGGGGTCAATGGTTGCTAACGCCTGTTGATGTATTAGCGATTAGAAAACTATATGATGAGGGTGTGGCTATGGGGAAAATAGCCAAATCTTTTGGTGTACACAGGCACACAATAGAAAGGGCTGTCCATAAAGAGACGTTTAAACAGGTACGATAACGATGTCCCTAACTGTGACATAACAGCCGCGAAAAAAAGTGTTATCGTCATTTCATGCGAGGATTATTTGGATTTTTCAAAAAAACTACCAAGCCACAGCTTGTACAGAGCAGTGCTGGTGGAAACCCTAGACAAAACAAAATAAGGCGCGTGTTCAATGCGGCGCGTGTTGATCGGTTGGCCGATGATTGGAAAATCAACACAACATCGATCAATGAGGATATAAAAACCGCTATAGGAAAGCTTAGAGCAAGGGCGCGTGACCTTGAGCAGAATAATGAAATAGCCCGGCGTTTTCTAAAATTGGTTGAAACCCATGTAGTCGGGTCTAGAGGTTTCAGGCTGCAAGTGGCAGGAAAACTAAGAAACGGGAATCCTGACGAAAATGTAAACAAAATAATTGAGCTGGCTTTTTTAGACTGGGCGCAGCGTGATAGCTGCGAAATAACAGGCCGCATGTCGCTGGTTGATGTTGAGCGGTTGCAGATCAGAACAGCAGCAAGGGACGGCGAGCTGTTAATAAGAACTTACGAAAGCGCTCCTACACCCGAAAACCCCTACGGATTTACACTGGAAATTTTAGATCCCGCGCGTATAGACACTCAGAAAGAAATAAATTTATCAAACGGTAATAAAGTCAGGCTCGGAATAGAGATCGACGAGAGAACCAGACCGGTTGCTTATTGGCTTTATTCTGGCGAAATAAAAAACAACTTCGGACAAAAGGGCGAGCGGGTTCCGGCTGAAAACATTATCCATGCATTTATCAGCGACAGACCTGAACAGTTGCGTGGTGTGCCGTGGATGACTGGGGTTATGTTTGCAATTCATATGCTATCAGCTTATCAAGAAGCGGCGGTTACGGCTGCACGAATAGGCGCAGCAAAAATGGGATTCTATAAAACGCCTGACGGTAGTTTTGACGCTTTGGCAGACGGTGAAGAGGCGGGTGAGTTTTTAACCGATGCAGAGCCTGGTCATTTTTCGCCATTGCCACCCGGCTACGAGTTCGAACAATTTAACCCTGACTATCCACACCAAATGTATGCAGAATTTACCAGTACGGTAAAACGCGATATATCGTCTGGGCTGTGCGTTTCTTATCATGCGTTGTCAGGTGATTTAACCGATGTTAATTTTTCATCTATCCGTTCAGGCACGTTAGAAGAGCGTGAAAATTGGATGGTGTTACAGGATTGGTTTTCAGGTTCTGTATTAAATCCAATTTATCGGCGCTGGTTAAAAAGGGCGTTGGCCGTTGGTGTGATTAGTACGCCGTTAAGCAATACAGAAGCTTATGCAAGGTATAGGCGGCATACATGGCAGGGGCGGCGGTGGCCTTGGGTTGATCCAAAAAAAGATATAGAGACAGCCGTAACAGCAATTAATGCCCGTCTTAAATCCCCTCAGATGGTGGCGGATGAAATGGGTGTAGACAGCGAAAAAGTAATTGATGAGATAGCCAGATTTGAAAAGATGGCAGATGAAAAAGGTGTGTCGTTAACACAGGAAACATAAAATGCAAAAAACCAAGAAGATCAAGATTCCTAAAACTTTGAGCCGCATGATCAGTATAGATCGCGCTGCATTGGATGAGGAAAAGAGAACGCTAGATTTAGCGTTCTCTAGTGAATTGCCTGTTGAACGATGGTTTGGTAATGAAATACTAGACCATAGCACAGGCGCTATGATTACAGAACGACTAGAGGCATCAGGGCCGTTGTTAATGGATCATGATAGTCGCGACCAGATAGGCGTGATTGAATCTGTCAGTTTAGGGAGTGACAAAGTAGCGCGCGCGAAGGTGCGTTTTTCGCAGTCTGCAAGGGGGCAGGAAATTTTTCAGGATGTTCAAGACGGCATTCGTGGGAATGTGTCTGTCGGTTATCGCATTCACGATATGGTCCTGGAAAGCCAGAAAGAAAATGAAGACACTTACAGAGCAATCAGTTGGGAGCCATATGAAATATCAATAGTATCAATTCCTGCTGATGCCAGCGTTGGCGTAGGAAGGGCCGATCAATATTTAAACGAAACTATAGAAATAGAGGTAAAACAAATGACAGAACCAAATAAAAATGCAGTCGCTTCAGAGCCAACAATCGTTCAACCAAATGTTGAGCAAATTACAAATGATGTTCGTGCATCAGAAATTGGCAGAATTAAGGATCTTGAAATAATGGGCGAAAAATTCGCCGTTTATGGGGGTCGTGATGTTGCGCGAGAATGTATCCGGGAGGGTAAAACGGTTGATGATTTTAAAACAGTAGTTCTTGAGCGTTTACCAGCGGAGACAATCAAAAGCCAAAGCAGTGAATATACGCCGGAACTTTCTGATCAGGAGCAAAAAGATTTTTCAATTGCTCGTGCATTAAATGCTGCAACGACTGGTGATTGGTCGGGTGCCGGTTTTGAACGCGAAATTTCTAATGACATCGCAAAAAAATTGAAACGCTCAACAGAAGGAATTTTTATCCCAACTAATTTAAAGCAGTCGTTTGGACAACGTGCGCCGTTAGTTGCTGGCACTGATAATCTTGGTGGTTACTCAGTCGCCACGGAAATTCCATCATTAATAGAAATGTTACGAAATAGAATGATGGTTAGGAAAATGGGTGCCCGTGTTTTGTCTGGTTTAGAGGGTGATTTAGCTTTTCCTAGACAAGCCAGCGCTGCGACTTTGAGTTGGGTTGCTGAAAATCCTGGTTCAGACCTAGCAGATAGTAATGCAACACTTGGCCAGGTGGCAATGACACCTAAAACAGCACAGGCAACAACGGCCTATAGTAGACAATTGCTGGCACAAAGTACTTTAGATATTGAGGCATTTATACGCGATGATCTATCAGCAATCAATGCATTAGGTGTTGATCTTGCAGCGATAAACGGGACAGGTTCAGGTAATCAGCCTACAGGTATTTTAAATACATCGGGCATTGGTTCGGTTGTTGGTGGAACTAACGGCCTGGCTCCTGCATGGTCGCATATTGTCGGGCTGGAGACTGAGGTTGCGACTGATAATGCAGATATAGGAAGTTTGGGTTATTTAACCAATGCAAAAGTTAGAGGCAAGTTAAAAGAGACAGAAAAAGCATCGTCTACAGGCCAGTTTGTCTGGGGCGATGGTGGTGAACAGGCTGGATTTGGCATGTTAAATGGTTATAGGGCTGGTGCATCTAATCAAGTGCCTAGCGATTTAACAAAAGGCACCTCGACTGGTGTTGCATCTGCAATTATTTTTGGTAACTGGGCTGATTTGATGATTGGCGAATGGGGGGTTATGGAGTTGCTGGTTGACCCATATGCTAAGAAAAAACAGGGATTGGTAGAGGTTACCTCATTTATGATGATTGATATTGCGGTTAGACATCCTGAGTCATTTGCAGCCATGAAAGATGCGTTAACGGCATAGTTATGATTGAACGAATCAAGATCGTTAGAGCGACTAATGTTGTCGGGGTTGATGTTAGCCCCGGTCAAATATTAGACGTTCCAGAGGAGTGCAGCATAGAGGATGCACAATTATTAATTGGCCTGAAAAAAGCATCTGTCAATTTGGGCAAAAAAGGCAAAGTTAAGAAAAAATGAACCACCACATTTTGTCTAAACTGGCTCGTGATAGTTACACAGCACACACCCTGTCTATTGGCGAATGTGAGATGCTGATTAAAATATTTGCTGATGTGCAGGTGGTGGTTTTTCGAGGGACAGAGGCCGGGTCGTTTTTTAGTGGTGCAGGCTGGGTTGATGTTATCAGGGATATGCGTCTTTTCCCCTGGTTCGATAAGGACGCTGGCTGGTGTCATGCTGGGTTTTTAAAAGGCGGGCGCAGGGCTGCACGGTTTATAGCTGATTCTTTAGATAAGGATAAGCCCGTTATTTGTACCGGCCATTCATTAGGCGGTGCTTTGTCCCTGATGTGTGCGGTAAAGCTACAGGCGATGGGTTTTTTGATTGATGAGTGGGTGGGGTTTGCCTCGCCTAAATGCCAATTAACTAAAAAAACTTATGCTTTTAATCAAACAAATTACCGTCACAGGGCAGATATAGTGCCGTTAATGCCACGACTCATGGGGTACAGGCATAATTACCCGGTTATTTGGTTGGTTTCAGGTGCAGATATTGACGCTGACCCAACATGGTCTGATCATGCTATTGAGTATTACGTGGAAAAGGTGAGATAGGTGAAAAACCCTTACATTTACGCCAGACTAAAAGAGCCGTCAACATGGCGCGGTATTGTTATGTTGTTGACCGGTTTGGGGGTTAATTTGTCGCCCGAAACTGCCAGTCAGATTGTATCTGTTGGTGTAGGTTTGGTTGGCCTTATTGGTGTTGCTTCAAAAGACAAATAAAAGCATTGTTTCAGATGAATGATTATTTAACAACAAATTTATAAAGGGTAAAAAAATGCCAGCAAAAAGCGATTATTTAGAAAACAAAAATATTGATCATACCTTACGCGGTCAGTCGTTTACAGCGCCGACAACTGTGTATGTTGCGCTATTTACAACGTCACAGGATGATGCAGATGGAGGAACAGAGGTGACGGGCGGATCATATGCCAGAGTCGCTGTTGCCGCCTCACTTGCAGAATGGGCGGGGACTCAGGGCGCAGGCACAACAACAGTCTCAACGGGAACCAGCGGAACGACATCAAATAACAACACCATAACATTTCCAGCGCCAACCGCTGATTGGGGTGTAGTTGTTGCGTTCGGTTTATATGATGCAGCATCGGGGGGTAATTTATTGTTTTATGCTGATTTAACAATCAGCAAAACTATTAATAATGGTGATGCTGCGCCAAGTTTTGCGGCGGGTGCATTGACTATTCAAGAAGATAATTAGGACGCATGTTTACCAGGATTATATTATGAGAAAATTTA